GGAACTGTATGCGAGAAATAGACCCGAATAAATGTATAGACTTCATCCTTGAGAACGCTGGTAAGTACGCATCTGCCAAGGGTGAGTTAGCCCAGCTAGAAACCTTTAAAAGCAGCCTTAAAGCCATAATGATGCAGAAGTCAGGGGAGCAGACCATTGGGGCGCAGGAACGGGAAGCATACGCCAGCCAAGACTACCAAGATTTATGCAAGGCTATTGGGGTAGCGACCGAGAACGCTGAGAAGCTGAAATGGGAATTAGAAGCCGCAAGACTACGCCACGCTACATGGCAGACCCTAGAAGTATCTAACCGTAACCAAGATCGGATATTAAAATGATTGAATTACTCAACGAGTTTCAGGTTCTTAGAACCCTAGTTCGTCACTATGACGATGCTCTTAAAAACAACAACGCCATACAGATGATGGAGATTGCGGTAGACATTGCAGAATCCGCTGTAAAGCTAGAACAAGCCAGCGTGGATCATGCCAATGTATCGTAATAAAAGCTTATTGGAGATAGCTAGAAGCTTCCCCTGCACCCATTGCGGGGCTACAGATGGCACAGTGGTTGCCGCACATTCAAATCAATTAAGGGATGGAAAAGGCCGTGGACTCAAAGCACACGATTACAGAATCGCATCACTCTGCTACACCTGTCACACAGAAATCGACCAAGGTGCAACACTTAGCAAAACAGAGAGAATGGGTAGGTGGGAAGAAGCGCACAGAAAAACGATTGCCCTCTTATTCGAGTCGGGGTTTTTATATACCAAGTTTTGAAGAAATGACACAAGACACGGTTGAATTGTTAAACTCTCTTAATGTTGATTCTAAACCTACCCCTACCCCCATCCGTCAATCATTACTGGGGGAGTCATGGACACAGGCGTTACATCAGCAAGGCAGGAAAAGAGTTTAAGGCCCAAGTCAGCGATTATGTGGTGGAGTGGAAAGTTCCCAAGTTAGGCACAGCCCGCCTAGAGATGCAGGTCACCCTGTATCCAAAAGACAGGCGTAAACAAGACATCGACAACCGAATCAAAGCCCTTTGGGATGCCCTAGCTGATGCTGGTGTATTTGACAACGATGAACAAATTGATGTGTTGATGGTTCAGCGTGGCGCAATAAAAAAAGGTGGCGGCTGTCTTGTAGTTATTGATAAAATAGAGGAAACTACACCCATAACATAAGGATTTTTATGGAAAACTGTGCATTATTTGTAGCGACACTACTACATTCTGCGACCAATACCCATTTCTTTCATTGGTCTACCGACAGTTTCTCAAAGCACAGCGCACTCGCTGAATACTACGATGGCATTGTAGAACTAACGGACACCTTTGCCGAATCGTATATGGGCAAATATGGTAAGTTCACCGCCTTCCCAAGCGTTTACCACCAGCCTAAAGACCCAATTCGTTACATGGAATCTTTGCAAAACTTTGTAAAAGATGCCCGCCAAGACTTACCCCAAGACAGCGAATTACAAAACATTATTGATGAGATCGCAGACCTCATTAATACCACGACTTACAAACTTAAGTTCTTGAAATAAAAGGATATTTATGCCACTCGATAAATCAGGTAGCGCAGAAGCAATCGGTAAGAACATCAAGACCGAAATGAAGGCAGGAAAGCCAAAAAAACAGGCCGTAGCAATTGCCTTAAGCGTTGAGCGTGAAAACTCTAAAGGTAGCCGTAAAGCCAAGCTTGAGGATGCTTACGCCAAGTATATTGAGGAAAAGGCGTGAGTCGAAGGGATGACATTCGTGCAGCAGTAGAAAAGCACGATAAACCCATTCCTAGAACAACAACGGGCAAGGATAAGAACTACCTGCCCACAGAGCAGGGCGCAGGCATGACCGCCAAAGGGCGTGAGGCCTATAACCGTAAGAACAACGCTAACCTACAAGCCCCCGCCCCAAACCCTAAGACTGAGGCAGATAAAGGCCGTAAAGCATCATTTTGCGCCCGTATGGGTGGTGTAGTCGCTAATAGCAAAAACGCTGAACGAGCTAAAGCATCAATGAGGAGATGGAACTGTGGCTAAACAAGGACTATACGCCAATATTCACGCCAAGCGTGAGCGTATCAAGGCTGGATCAGGCGAAAAGATGCGTAAGGTAGGTAGCGAAGGCGCACCAACCGCTAAAGACTTTAAAGAATCTGCTAAGACTGCTAAACCGCAGAGCAGAAAAGATATGATCCGTGAAAAGATGAAGGATATGTAATGGTTAATCAGAAGTTAGCCGCTATCTTGCGTCAATTTGACCCTCATGGTGCTGACTATGATTACGATACCGCTATTGCTTCAGGGATGAAACCTCAGCAAGAAGGCGGTGAGAACCAAGGTCACTGGGGGTCAGTAGCCCCGACACCTATGCAATACCGTATGGACTACAATTTGCCCGAAAACTCTTATATGATGCTTAAAGGTGCGGCACACCCGACATTTCAAATGGGCGTACAGGGTGAGCAAGACAGGGGCTACCAAGTAATGAAGTTTGGTGACCGCTACTTCTCTTTACCGCCCGATTACATGAGGAAATAATATGTTTAAAAAAGAAAAGGTTAAGCCCGAAAACAGCTTACTACAACCCCACAAAGAATCCACGCTAGAGAAACAGCAACGCTTGCGTTTAGAGCGCAGAGCTATGCTTGCAAACAAACTTAAGGATATGGATAAAGAAGTAAAATAGTAGTAGAATTAACTTATCTTAATCAACCACTTGGTTAAATATGAAAATTCAAGAAGTCGCTGTAAACAAGCTAATCCCTTATGCCAAAAACAGCCGAACACATAGCGATCAACAGGTCGCACAAATTGCCGCCAGCATTAAAGAGTTTGGTTTTCGCAACCCAATCCTAGTCGATGGGGTAGGCGTTATTGCGGGTCATGGAAGGCTTTTAGCCGCCCAAAAGCTAGGCCTAGACAAAGTTCCAACCATAGACTGCTCAGATATGACAGAAAGCCAAAAGAAGGCTTATATCATTGCAGACAATAAGCTGGCATTAAACGCTGGATGGGATAACGACCTATTAAAGCTTGAGATTGGCGATTTGCAAGGGGAAAACTTCAATATTGACCTTTTGGGCTTTGATGTATCTGAACTTAACTTCACCGAGGTAGACTATTCAATCCTTGATGACGAGGATGTTAGTAAACAACTATCGGATATGGCAAATGGCGTAAGAAAAGCTATTCAGATTGAGTTTGAACCCGAACATTACGATGAGGCCTTTGAACTAGTCAAGTTTTGGCGAGATGAAAAAGCCTATGTAGGCATGATGCTAATGAACTACTTGAAGGCTGAGAAGGCCAAGCTATGATTCTTAAACAGGGCGAAACGAAAGGTATCAAATACTATTACCGAGAGGGTTTTTCCGATAAAAAGACCTTTGAAGAAGTAATAGGGAACGATACCTATCAGAAAAAAGGGTTCAAAATCCTGCCTAACGAGAATTGGATGGACTGCGGGGGCAATGTAGGGGCGTTTACCTTGCTGGCCTGTTCAAAAGGTGCAAATGTAACAGTATACGAACCTGACCCATTTAACTGCGAGATGCTGGAAAAGAACCTAAAACTCAACGGGTTCAAGGCAACCGTAAAGCAGGCCGCACTTGTTCATAACGATACTAAAGAAATTATCCTGTTCATTGGAAACAACAACAATGTATGGCGCAACTCCATCATTAAGAAATGGAATAACAAGGGTATCAAAGTTCCCTGCCTAAACTTCAATGAGGAAGCCAAAAACTTTGACTCCTGCAAGATGGATATAGAAGGCGCAGAAATGCCAATCTTAGAGAATTATTCCCATATATTCAACAAGTTAGTGTTCGAATGGAGTTTTGATATTGACCCCAGTTTGCCTAGATTTTGGGCAATTATTGAAAAGCTGCAAAAGGATTACAAGGTAGCACCCGTTGGTAATACTGGTAAGTTCGTCAGCCGTGACTACGATACATGGCAAAAGTCATGGTTTCCTGCTTGTACTAATGTTTACTGCACCCAATGAAAACAGTCGAATTAATCAAAATAGACCACAGCGTAAAGATCGGTGATATTTGCGGTGATATTGAACCCAATATTACTGAGGACACCCTATTCACCGCTGATGGAGTGCCTGTTGGCTTTTACATTAAGGAGATTACAGGAAAGCTTAAACAGCTTGCCGATGTCGCTAACGCAGAACTACTTAGCGATAGAGTGCCTAAGAGTGAAATGAGGCGTTCAAGTGGCCTAAGAGATAGTCAGTTTGAGGTTAAACAATTCAGCACCATACTTGGAAGCTGCCCGCCCAAACCTCACATGAAGCGACCCTATCCAGCTATTTCAAGCGTTCATCAGGTAAAGACAGCCCAAACCTTCATAAAAGCAATGTATTTGCTATGCAAGGAGTCTGAGAACCTTGTCAAAGAGATTACCCCTGAGATATACGAAAGACAAAAGCAAATCATTACTGAAAAAGTGCCGCCAAAGTTCAGGTTTGGAGAACTATTCACCTCAAGCATTAGCAACTTCAACATCCCTGCCCCATTTCATAGGGATGCAGGTAACCTTGAGGGGTGTGTGAATGTAATTATTGCTAAAAAGGTTAATGCTAAAGGTGGGAATACAACTGTTCCTGATTACGGTGCAACGGTAGACAGTAGAGATAACTCTATGCTGGTATACCCAGCTTGGAGAAATGTTCATGGTGTAACCCCTATAAGACCAACCGCAGAAGGTGGATATAGAAATAGCCTAGTGTTCTACCCGCTTAAAGCCTTCAACAATTACTGGGATTAAAACGGAGTTATAAAAATGGCTGGAAAAGGCAGACCCCCGCACAAACCCTCAAAAGAGAGCAGAGAACAAGTCAAACGCTTATCTGCATTGGGTTGCCCGCATGAGGATATAGCTACCCGCTTAAAGATAAGTGCTGATACGCTGGTCAAGTATTACCAAGACGAATTAGACGAAGGCCGTATAGATGCAAACTCAGCTATTGCTGGCACTTTGTTTAATCAAGCAAAGAAGGGGAATACTGCTGCCGCTATCTTTTGGCTAAAGACACGGGCTAGATGGAAAGAAACCCAAGTCAATGAGGTTACTGGCTCAAACGGTAGCGATATAAGAATCACATGGGCAGATGAGTAGCCCTGTAAAGCTGAAATACCGCCCTAGAAGCGTTTTTGAGGACTTTCACACCCGTAAGCAACGCTGGGCTGTTATCGTAGCCCATAGGCGTTGTGGCAAGACTGTCGCTTGCATCAATGATTTGATAGTCAAAGCCCTGCTAGAAAACAAAAAACACGCCCAATACGCTTACATCGCCCCCTTTTACTCACAGGCCAAATCAGTAGCTTGGAGATACTTGGAACGCTTTTCTGAGCCATTCATGACTAAAGCCAATCAGTCAGAGTTATGGGTCGAATTGGTTAATGGGGCTAGGATTAGACTATTTGGCGCAGATAACCCTGACGCACTTCGAGGCAATTTCTTGGATGGGGTGGTCATGGACGAGATGGCTGATATGAAACCATCCGTATGGGGTGAAATCATAAGGCCGTTACTGGCTGATCGCATCGGCTGGGCTACCTTCATTGGCACTCCGAAAGGCCACAACGCTTTTTATGACATCTTCAACGAGGCCCAAAAAAACCCAAACTGGTATACAAAAGTCCTGCGGGCAGACCAAACCAACCTTTTGCCACAAGCCGAATTAGACGATGCAAGAGCCTCAATGTCTGATAACCAGTATGAGCAGGAGTTCCTTTGTAGCTTTGAAGCCGCAATACTGGGCGCATTCTACGGTCAGGAGATGCGCAGGCTTACAGACCTTGAACGCATTACCTCAGTAGACTATGACCCGATGTTCCCCTGCCATACCGTATGGGATTTGGGTTTCAACGATTCCACGGCAATCATTTGGTTTCAGGTGGTTTACGGTGAAATACGGGTGCTAGATCACCATCGGTCTAACGGTCAAGCCATTCCCTATTACACAGGTTTATTAGCCCAAAAAGAGGATGAGTTCGGATACAAATATGGCTATCATTACCTACCTCATGACGCTAGGGCTAAAACTTTGGCGAGTGGTGGAAAGAGCATAATCGAACAAATCTCGACAAAAATTGACATAAATAATCTAAAAATCGTTCCAAACCTATCACTTCAGGATGGAATACAGGCTACACGACTTGCATTAACTCGCTGTTGGTTCGATAATAAGTGTGACGAACTAATTGAATGTTTGCGCCAATACCAAAGGGAGTGGGATGATGATAAGAAAGTATTTAGAGATCGCCCTAAACACGATTGGACGAGCCACTCTAGCGATGCGATGCGCTATCTCAGCATTGTTTGGAAAGATGAGGACAGCCCTATTCTCAAAGATACAAGGGTTAAAGGCTTATCTATTGGCGAAAATGAAGTAACCCTAGACGAATTGTGGAAGCAAACACCTAAACAAACATACCGCAGGATATAAAAATGGATCACACATACGAAGATTGGTATAACACCATCGCTAGTTATGAGAGGGCTTATAAAGAATGGGAAGCCCGCACAGACCGAATCATCAAGCGGTATCGTGATGACAGTCGCACTAGGAACAACCCTAATGCCCGCTTTAATATCCTTTGGTCAAATGTTCAAACGATTACCCCCGCTATCTTTGCAAGACTGCCCCGCCCTGATGTAAGCCGTAGGTTTAGGGATAATGACCCAGTAGCTAGGGTGGCATCAATGATGCTTGAACGGGCTTTAGATTACGAGATTACCCATTACGGGGATTACAAGTCTGCCATGAGTCAGTCTGTCTTAGACCGTTTGCTCGGTGGGCGTGGAACATCTTGGGTGCGCTATGAACCGCATATTGCTGGTGAAGCTGGTGGCATGGGTGAAGATATGCCCGAAGATGGTTTACAAATTACCGAGGACACAGACGAAGCTGAAACCGAAGGCGGTATTTACCGTGAGGATCAGGAACGAATTGAATACGAATGTGCGCCTGTTGACTATGTTTATTGGCGTGACTTCGGTCATACGATTGCCCGCACATGGGAAGAAGTAACCGCTGTATGGCGCAAGGTTTACCTCGGTAGGCCAGCCCTAGTAGAACGCTTTGGCGAGGAACTGGGCGGTAAGATTCCGCTAGACACAAAACCTGAAACTACTAAAACTTTCAACGAGAAAATGGGTGAAGGCGCATCCGAGGCCGTTATCTATGAGATTTGGGATAAAACTACAGGCGAGGTTATTTGGCTATCGAAGTCAATGGGTAAGATTCTTGATACACGCCCTGACCCGCTTAAGCTTGAGAACTTTTGGCCCTGCCCTAAACCACTGTACGCCACACTAACTACAGATAAGCTAGAACCAATCCCTGACTTTGTTCTATACCAAGACCAAGCCAAGCAGTTAGACACACTTGCAGACCGTATAGATGGCTTCATTAACGCCCTGAAAGTCCGTGGTGTTTACGATGCATCCGAGCCAAGTCTTGCCCGTTTGTTCTCCGAGGGTGAAAACAATACCTTGATTCCTGTCAAAAACTATGCTGCCTTCAGTGAAAAGGGTGGAATGATGGGTGCTATTAACCTTGTGGATATTGCCCCTATCGCCAATGCCTTGCAAATGTCGTATCAGGCAATGGATCAGGTTAAGGGTCAGATTTACGAGATTATGGGTATTGCCGACATTCAGCGTGGGCAGACTGACCCGAATGAAACCCTTGGCGCACAGATTATCAAGTCTAACAATGCCAGCGGTAGACTCAAGACAATGCAACACGCAGTCGTAGACTTCGCTACTGAACTCTTGAGCATCAAAGCGCAGATTATCTGTAACCACTTTACAGACGATACGATTGTCAAGATTAGTGGTGCAATGCAACTAAGCCTACAAGACCAAGCTTTAATCCCACAAGCTTTAGCCTTGTTGCGTAACGAGGCCGCTAAGAACTTCCGTGTTGAAGTAACCAGCGACTCGATGATATTCCAAGACGAACAGCAGGAAAAAGCTGACCGCATGGAGTTCTTATCCGCTATGAGTGGGTTCTTGCAACAAGCAGTTCCAGCAGCGCAAATGACCCCCGAACTTACCCCAATGCTGGTTGAGATGTTGAAGTTTGGAGTTACCGCATTTAAGGCTGGTAAAGGCTTAGAGGGCATGATTGACGAAACCGCTGACAAGTTCCGTGAACAGGCGAAGATGGCAGAAGGACAACCCAAACCACCTAGCCCTGAACAAATGAAGCTTGAGATGCAAATGCAAATTGAGCAAGCCAAGATGCAAGCTGACCAACAAAAAATGCAGATGCAACAGCAAATCGAGCAGGCCAAGATTCAGGGGCAAATTGAACTGGAGAAGGCTAAACAAGAATACCAAGCCCAAGAGAATCAGCTTAAGTTCCAGCTTGAGGATCAGCGCAACCGTGAGCAAATGCAAATGGAAATGGACTTGGAGCAAACCAAGATGGACTCCAACAACAACAAGGAATTGTTGCTCGCCTACCTCAATAATGCGGCTAAGATTGAAACAACCCGTATCACAGCAGGCTTAGATACAGGCGAACAAGCTTATGCTGAGAATGTACAGATGGCTAACATTTTGCAAGACCAATTAGGATATTCCGATATGAAAAACCACCCACTACAACCCGCAATTGAAAGTATGCACATGAGCAACCAGCAATTAGCGCAGATGTTGGCTACATTGCTAGAAAAACTTAGCCAGCCTAAGACTGTGGTTAGAGGACAAGACGGTAAGATTATTGGAGTTCAATAATGCCTATAACAGTCAAGCACACCAAAGTATCAGCGATTCCTGATGCTGGAGATGCAAACCTAGTACAGCCATCCGATTGGAATGCTGACCATACCTTAGTCGGTCTAGGCACGATGGCAGAGCAAAATGCCAATTCGGTAGCCATTACGGGTGGAACAATCAGCGGGGTGACTATCCCTGCATCGAATGTCACGGGAACGCTACAAGTCAATCAAGGCGGCACTGGGGCAACAACCCTGACAGGCTATATTAAAGGCGCAGGAACAACAGCCCTGACCGCATCCTCGACCATTCCCAATACAGACATTACGGGTCTAGGCACTGCATCAACTAAGGATGCTGGATCGGCTAACGGTGTAGCTACCCTAGATGCTGGCGGTAAAGTACCTGTTTCTGAACTTCCTGCCGCAGTCTTAGGCGCACTTAGCTATCAAGGAACTTGGAATGCAAGCACTAACACCCCTACTCTTACTTCCTCTACTGGTACTAAAGGTTATTACTATGTTGTCAGCGTTGCTGGCAATACTAACCTTGATGGGATCACTGATTGGCTTGTGGGCGATTGGGCGGTATATAACGGCACAGTTTGGCAGAAGGTCGATAACACCGAAACGGTAACCTCAGTCAACGGTCAAGTCGGTGCAGTCGTATTAACGGCATCCGATGTCGGAGCGCAACCAGCAGGAACTTATGTTACATCGGTATCGGCTACCAGCCCTGTTACCAGTTCAGGTGGCACAACGCCTACAATCGCTATGCCAGCCGCCAATGGAACAACCAATGGCTACCTGACCAGCACCGATTGGACTACATTTAGCACCATTTCTAGCGGTGGAGTCGTTGGCCCTGCATCCGCAACCGATAACGCAATTACCCGTTTTGATGGCACGACAGGTAAGTTAGTCCAAAACTCAACCGTAACCCTTGATGACAATGGCAACATCATTAACGCCAATTCGATTGGGTTAGACACAACCCCAGCAACCGTACCAACTACCGTTGGCACAATGTCTTGGGATGATGGCGATGGAGTTCCGACCGTTGCTCTTAAAGGCGGTAATGTCAATCTGCAAGTCGGTACACAAGAATATGCAAGGGTTTATAACGATAGCGGCACAACCCTGACAAGGGGTCAAGTAGTCTATATTTCAGGATCGCAAGGTAACCGTGTAGCCGTTAAATTAGCAAGGGCTGATGTAGAGGCTACCTCTTTTGGCACTATTGGCTTAGTCGCTGAAACCATGACTAGCGGTGCAGAAGGCTTCATTATCGTATCGGGTGCGCTTTATAAGCTAAACACCACAGGCTTAATTGCTGGTGCTACAGTCTATTTATCGCCCACGACTGCGGGCGCATTAACTACCACCAAACCCCAAGCACCCCAGCAGTTAGTGGTATTGGGATGGGTCGAGCGTGTAGACAATATCGTAGGGTCTATTTATGTCAAAATTGACAACGGCTACGAACTAGACGAACTGCACGATGTACAGATAACCTCGCCCCAAAGCGGTAATGTCTTAATTTATGACGCTACCACTACCCCCACAGGCGTATGGAAGAACGCTAACCTAACCGATGGCACAGGTATTACGATTACTGAGGGTGCGGGGTCAGTCACCATTGCTAACGCTGGTGTAACCCAAGCAACCGCAGGCACAGGCATTAGCGTATCGGCAGGAACAGGCAATGTAACGATTACCAATACTGCCCCTGACCAAACCGTTAGCATTACTGGTGCAGGAACTACAACCGTTACGGGAACATACCCGAACTTTACGATTACCAGTAATGACCAATACACAGGCACAGTTACAAGCGTTTCTGCTCTCACACTAGGCACGACAGGCACAGACCTAAGTTCTACCGTAGCAAATAGCACGACAACCCCTGTCATTACGCTCAATGTGCCAACCGCATCCGCTACCAATCGGGGTGCTTTGAGTGCCGCAGATTGGACTACTTTTAACAGCAAAGCCAACGCCTTTACCTATACGACCAATTACATTCCATACGGTCAAGGCACGACCACGCCAACCCAATCGGCTAATCTGACCTTTGATGGCACAACTCAAACCGCCCCAATCCAACGGGCAAGTAACGGTATTGTGACCAACAATAAGACCATTGGCACTAGCTTTACTATCCCATCAACGGATAACGCCATGTCAGCAGGGCCAGTAACTCTTTCGGCTGGTGTAACCGTTACCGTTTCTAGTGGGTCACGCTGGGTAGTTCTGTGAGTTTTGCTACCGCTTTCCAAGCTAATGCGTTCCAAAATAACGCATTCCAAATCTACATACCGCCCCCATCAACAGGGAAAGTAGGCGGGGATGACGCTTGGACTGAGGATGATTTAAAGAAATTACGCAAGCTATCTGCAAAAATTGCTGAAAGACAGCGCAAGTTAAATCAGGCCATTAAAGATGCGAACGAAAACCGCAAAAAAGCGTTCAAAGAACAAATTGATCCAACGCCTGTTGCAAAAGTTAAGCAATCTAAAGTAAAATCAATTCAAGAGGTTAAAGCTGATATACCGTTAGCTGAAACAGAAGAATTACTGCGGTCTATAAGCTACCTTGAAAAACAACGGAATAACATCCTTGAGGCAGTAGCTTACAGACACCAGCAATATCTCATTCAAGAGCAGTTAAGGGTGATGGAAGCCAAACGCCAAGAGGAACTTGACGATGAGGCGGCATTATTACTACTTCTGTAAGTGCAGACGCACAATATAAATTAGCTTACGAACACCTACACGCTGGCAGATACGAGTCAGGTTTTAGGTTATTTGAATACCGCTGGCATCCTGAGATTATTGCCAAGCAAGCCCAGCCATACGCTCCTGCGCTCAAGATGCCCGTATGGAGAGGTGAACCATTAATTAACAAATCCATCACCGTACAGATGGAGCAAGGGTTTGGTGACATCCTAATGTTTGCCCGATTCCTACCTGCCCTAAAAGCGTTAGGCGCAAAGCAGGTCGTAGTCCTACAGGAAGGCACACTTCACCACCTTTTAGGTCAATTACACAGTGTAGATGTGTTTAGTAATGATCTGACAGAAGGTGCGGCAACCCAATCAGACTACTGGATAGGGTCAATGTCGCTCCCGTACTATATTTCGTTATCCCACCCGCTAGTCAAGGCTATGTTCCCCGTGACCCGTAAGAAGATTGTGGGTTCAGAAGGCTATTTACACGCCCTGCCTAGTAATATCCCGCCCAAAATCGGGGTAAATTGGGAAGCAAGCAAGCAAACCCTGTATTACATCAAGTCAATTGACTACCGACACATGGCAGAACTGGTCGGTGATGATGCTTATAGCCTAAATCCTAACTCCGATGGGCTATTTCACCCCTTGCCTGACGATGGATGGAAGAAAAACTGGGTGCAAACCGCCTCGCACATGAAGGCGATGAAGGGAATTGTGACCGTAGACACAGGAACAGCGCATTTGGCTGGCGCATTAGGCGTAAAGTGCGTGGTTTTGCTACCCAAAGAGGAATTTGTCTGTTGGCGGTGGAAGAATGCCCGATGGTACGACAGCGTTTGCCTACTTAGACCCGAAGAATACGACCAATTACCTGACATCATAAGGAGAATGTAATGGCTTTAGTCAAAGTCACCGTTAAATGCCCGCATTGTAAGGTCGATCATGAAGAATACGACCAAAGCAAGTTCGATGACCGTGAAAAGTACCTAGCCTATTGGAATCTACCCTTTGAGGGCGAGGAAGCTGACAGCGCATGGCAAGCAAAGCTGGAGATGACACCCAAGGAAGCCCCAACGGTGATACCTGACATAGAGGGTCACATAAGCATGGCAGACGGTACATGGGTATCTAGCCGTTCTAAGCACCGTGAGAACCTTAAACGCAACAACTGTGTCGAAATCGGCAATGATGTGCCTACACAGCAAAAAACCCATGAATTTAGCCGTAAAGACCAAGAAGCCCGTAAACGGCAGATTGCAGAAATAGCATATTCCAAACTTAACTACCGATAGGAAAAACCATGTCTGATGACCGCAGAGAGTTACTAGAAGCCGCACTAGAGCAAGCCGAAGAAGGCACACTTGAAGCACCTATTGAAAAGGAGATTGAAGTAAATGACGATCCAATCGAAGCCGAGAGCAGTGAAGAAAGTAGCGAAGAAAGTACTGACCGTGACGAAAAAGGTCGCTTCAAAGCCAAGGAAGCCAGCGCAGAAGTCGATAGCGAAACCAATACCGTTGAAGAACCTGACAGCGTGGGACAAGTTCCTGCTGTGGCTGAAGAAATAAAACGCCCAACTACATGGAAAAAAGAGTATGTAGAAATTTGGAACAAGATGGAAAAGGGCGAACAGCTTAACAAAGAGGATTTCGTTAAGTTTGCTGAATACGCTAACCAGCGTGAAGCCGAATACAAAAAAGGCGTATCTGCCTATAAAGCAGAAGCCGACAACGCTAGACAGTTAACCGAAGCGATTGGCCCATTCGTTCCTGAACTTCAATCTCAGGGAATCCATCCTGTAGCTTGGATTAACAATTTGGGCAGGGCGCACATGATTTTGACCAAAGCTCCCTATGAGCAAAAGGTTCAGATGTTCCATAGACTTGCGCAAGATTATGGAATACAATTAAATTCAGATAGCTTACAAATGCCCGAACAGGCGTATGTAGACCCGTATCAACAACAGTTAATGCAACAGCTACAGGCAACTCAACAGCAAGTGCAACAACTGTCAGCGATTCGGGAGCAAGAAGAAAATGCTCGTTTGATGTCAGAAATCGAACGGGTAAGCAGTAACAAGGAGAGGTTTCCTCACTTTGACATGGTACGGGAAGATATGGCTCAATTACTTGAGAAAGGTATAGCCCAAGACCTTGAAACGGCTTATGCCAAAGCGGTGCGTATTAACGATGAAGTTTACAAGCTTGAACAGGATAGACTCCTTAAGTCAGCAGGTACTCAAGCATCTAAGGCACAGCAAGTAGCAAAAGCTAAAGCAACTGCGGTTAGTCCAAAGTCCGTTACTCCTAGCGGTCAAGTAGCTAAAACAGATGCAAAGGACAGACGCTCATTGCTAATGGCTAATTTAGCCGATGCAGAGGGCGGTAGGGTTTAACTTAACTTAATAAAGGAAATATCATGGCATTTGCTAATAGTGCAATTACCGATATTATCGCTACCACCATTCAAAGCCGTAGCGGTGTATTGGCCGACAACTTGACGCAGAACAATGCAGTTCTACAGCGTCTAAACTCAAAGGGCAATGTACGCCCCTTCTCAGGTGGTAATGTCATCCTCGAGGAAATCATGTACAACGATCCCGCTACCAACAATGCTAAT